TTTCAAAACGAGGGCTTTAATTCGCTCAGCCACGCTTCCAAAATTGGAGGAGAGTGTGAGATTCCAACTCACGGTGCCCGATTAACGGGACACGCCGGTTTTCGAAACCGGTGCAATAACGCACTCTGCCAACTCTCCAATGGCGGTAGGAACAGGACTTGAACCTGCACACGGATGTTCACCGTGAGTCTGCTTTCCAAGCAGGTGCGATACCATTCCGCTCACCCTACCTAATGGCGGAGAGTGCGAGAGTCGAACTCGCTCGCCCGAAGGCGCTACGTTAGCAGTGTAGTGCGTTACCGTTCCGCCAACTCTCCGTAAATCTAAACTTGGTGCGGACGGAGAGACTTGAACTCTCACCCCGAAGGACTGGGTTTTGAAGCCAGCGCGTCTGCCAATTCCACCACGTCCGCTTAACTTTGGTAGGCGACCGGGGAGTCGAACCCCGAAAATTCTGATTCTAAGTCAGACGGATTTGCCAGTTTTCCTAGTCGCCCACTTCTTTGATAATTGCTATACGTTTCAGTTTGAGAATGACAATTAGGGCAGAGATATTCAAGATTCCCCTCCCTGTCATTCTGGAAATCCCCGTCCTTGTGCTCAACCTCAAGAACCAGGGTTTTCCCTCTCCAATCAGTTACCCCACACCCAACACAACACCGAGGACGACCGAGTTCATCGAGACCTCTCCGTAACTGTATAGCATGGTTCCTTTTACCATCTGCGTGGTAGATAAGGATGTCCACGGCGGTTTTCTTTTTTGGTCCCCCTCGCTTGCGCAGACCAGAATTAGCTCTTTGCCCCAGAAGGTGAGTTGTGCTTATTCCAAACTTTTTGACCATCCTAGAAAAATGAGTATGAGCCCCGCCCATTACATTTGTGAATCCACATTTTCGCATTGCCTCCGCTATGGACACACTGGAGGAAACAGCAGATTCCAAAAGTTCTTTTGTATACTTCCGGTAGGTACGTTTCATAAATTTTTGACGCCCCTCATCCGGAGCCTTGTCAGCAGCCGGGGGAAACCCTTTGACTGACTTTCAGTTTCGTGACCCGGACCCTCGGATTCAACCGACGTATTTAGTTCGCAGGACGCGACGAACTCTTGCAAGACCTTGGAGCACCGTGTCGGAGTCTAACCGACCACAAAGGTTTTGCAGACCTTTAGCTGAACGCTCGCCTTACGGTGCTTAATCGGCGAAGAGGAGTCGAACCCCTATCTCTTGGGCTAGGCGGGAGCAACCCCTCCAATTCCCAAGCACATGTCCACAGGAACACCGCGCGGACGCCCCGACGTTCATGCTGTCGCCAAACTTGGTGCGGGTGGACAGATTCGAACTGCCACTGACGGAGGTTTTAAGGCTCCCGCTATACCATTTCGCTACACCCGCAAATAAATCTATCCTACCACAATTTCTCAGTTTGTCAAGAAAATAAATAAGGAGCCCAGCGCGCGTCCTCCTCAAGTCCGATTTGTCTCAGCAGGAACCGGCTAGTGTGAACAGTCAATCTGCCCGGCGGTTTCAAGAGAGGCATCCCGGCTTCTTCCGGAGTCCGATCATTCTTCTTAACATTGCACGACTTGCACGCAGCCACAAGGTTCGACCACTCGAACGGCCCACCCCTCGACGCCGGTAGCACATGATCCAGAGTCAGCACAACCTTTTGTGGCTTACCGTTAACCTGGACAGTCGAGCCTTCTTTGTGTCCGCAGTATTGGCAATGGTAGTGATCGCGCGCGTAAATATTCGACCGGGTGAGGATTGAAATCCGGATCGGAATTTTCTTGTAGTTCCGCAGCCGGATAACGCACGGGAGCGGGATGCCGGGGTAAACTTCAACCCCGTAGTCTTCTTCGGCCACCGCCGAACCCTTAACCAGCAGCTTCAGAGCGTTCTTTGCCCGGGTGATCGACACCGGTTCGTACGACGAATTCAAAACTAAAACAGCCTTGTTTACTAAGCTCATCAAATGATGGTATCACGAGATACGGAGCTTGTCAAGAACTGTTTCAGTCGGACGACTACCACAACCCCGAGAAGGCACCGCGCGCTGCTAGCTGTTTCATGCGCTTCTGGAACTTCCGTCCGTGCTGCGTTTTATCCGTGACTTCATCCCATTGCTCTACGTGGACAAGTTCGTGGATCACAGTCATAATCGCCATCCCCGACATCTTCCTCATATCTTTGGACAGGAGGATCAGGAACTTTCTCTCGCCTCGGGGAACCTTACCGTGCGCTGATCGGGTGACCGCCAGAGCCCGTGCCGAGATTTCTTTGTCCCTAGCCCACCGGATTGTCACCTTTTTCAGATGGTTCCGGAAGTACCGGGAGTTGGCCAAGTTTACGATTTCTTTGAGGTCTCGGTTTGTCAAGGGTGAGGTAGGCCAGTAAATCAGGATTGTCCCGAAGGACTTGGAGAAGGGTGGGGGACACTGCATTCACAAACTCTTCGGCGTCCAGTTTTGGATCGGTCTCATACGCTCCGGTAAACGAAGGGTAGGTACACAAGTGAAGAAGCTCGTGGATCAAAATCTCGCGGGTCTTAGAAACTGTCAAATTCTTGCGGATACGAACACGCAGAAGATCGAAGTCGCTGTCCCCCAGAGAATCCGGAAGAGCCAAAACCGGCGCGCGAAGAATCTGATATGTGTGGGGGCCAACCTTAACCGTTCGAGGAAGTCTCATCTGCATTCCATAACCCAGCCTCCCACTGCCTGCGTCGGGTTAGCCCGGCGACTGTCACCAAAATACCGTTGACCCTCGATTTGTTGTACTCCAAAATCTCCGGAGCGACCGCAACGTAGTCTCCATCGTTCAGTCCAGTTTCGGACGCCAACTTTTTTAGCGTCCCGCAGCCAAGATTGAAGGTGAAACTGGACAGGGCATCAAACTGGTTCTGGGACAGCGGAACCTTGACAAAAATGGGAATGTACTTCTCCGCCTTGTCCTTCAGATCAAGCGCGAAATCCGCCAGGGCCTTGGCCAGCGTCTCGGGCTGCCGTTCGTTCGAAGCCAGCGGGCCTTCATGTATCAGATGCCCGACCCCCTCCGTTGCATTATTGGACATGTCGTTGTACGGGGTCAATCTAACACCTTCGAACCCCGCGATAGTCTTAACGGCTTCAGGAGAAGTAGTCATTCACGCGCCTTTCCCCACCTTCGGTGGTTTACAGGTGTAACAAGTACAGTTCGGAGCGTGTGCCGGTCTTCCAAGTTTACTGGCCATCCGGGCGAGGAGTTCTTCGGCAATCTTCGATCCGGAGGACTTAGGCTTTGGGGCAGGGACCTCGGGGGGAGAAGTTTGGATCGTCCCAAGCTGGATGTAGTTGACGTGTTCTGGTTCGGAGAAAGGGTCTACGTCGCTCTCTGCTTCAGATTCCAGTTTGGAAACCAGAATCTTCTTGGGTTCGGGTCGGTCATCTGAGTTCCAGTTCCGGGATCGGCACCCGGCACACCGCTTCGGGACCTCATCCGATAGCCAAGTATGCCCGCAGGAGCAAGTGCAGCGGTTGAGTTCGACTTGTATCTTCTCGATCATGGTAATTGATTACCAGTTATTGCTGATGGTAATCCGTTACCAGCGGTAATTGATTACCAGATATTTTGAAAAGGGGTCGAGGTGACGAGGTCACGTCGGGTAGTCGCGGCACAGTCGAGGGGGTCAGCCCCACCCCCACCTCAAGCTGTTTTAGGGACCCACTATCCTGTTGAAAACAAAGAAGTTAAGAACAGGCAGGTGTTATGGTCTCAACCAGAATTGATTCCGTCCACTGACTGACACAATACCGTCACAGTACTCTTCTAAACTCTTGATAACAAAGGGAGATTGCAAAACTATAGTTATGTGACTGAACTGGATGCCTGCAATAACTGGTTTAGACTCAATAACTTCCGGCCAAGTAAGTCTACTTGGCCCCGAACATCGCATGACTCTGCGCTTTCTGGTGCTTCCCCGGTCGCTGTCTCGGAGGATTAGACCGCTTGATTGCTGCAAGCTGGCGCGCAGCGTCAAGCCTTTGGGCAATGGTTAGCTCCGGAGACTCTGCTATCTGTATGAGAACACGTTCTAATCTCTGGATGAGAGTTGCGCTTTTAGACATAAAGTGTGCGGGCGAGGTGCGCTCTATTGCAGAGCGGAAGCCTTTGAGATACGCGGGAGATGCGCGGCCAGATTTCCTCGCCCGTCTATAGCCTTTAGATGCACAGGTCTGGCCGCATTCGAGGTCTGGTGCTTGAGAATCTGGTGTGCCGGTCGCGACCAGCACGGCTTGCGAGCGTCTCGTACGATGCACCTGTCTGGAAACTGTCCGGTTAATGGATTTTGAAGAAAATTATCGTGCAGTGTTTACGGGCACTTGAGTGAGTTTTCCCCAGGCTGGCTTGAATTGTGCGCTTGACAAGTTTTGGAAACTGGAGCAATCTCGAATTCGTAGCACGGAGGATTTGAAATGAGCGACAACGTAGCGATTTTGGAAGGGTTCACGCAAGAGGCGGTTGCGAGCTGTGACGCGACGGACCTGTACCTGCTAATCAAGCCCGGTACTGACCTTGACTCCGCCTTCCGGGCATGGGATACAGACGAGCAAGAGTTTATCACGGTCAATGGCTGGCTGTTCACCTTCGAGTTTGCCAAGCCCGAGACTAAAACCATCGTGCGCTGCCCCAGATGTGGTGAGCCGATCTGGGATGTTGCCAAAAATTCCAAGCTCAACAAGTGTTGGAATTGCATGTTAGCTTTTGATTCGATGGAAGATGACGACAACGAGTAGCACGATAACAGTCCATTAACTGGACACACGAAGGATATGACAATGGCAAAGTTGAGCGCGCACGGCAAAGAGTTGCTCAGGATTGAACTTGAGCGTGATATCACGGACCCAGAGTCCAGCACTACTTGGCGGCGAGTCACCAGAGCGCACATGAGCGATGGCAAAGTCATGGAGAAGATTGACGTTCGCTTCAAACCAGACCAATATCGCCCCAACGGTGAACGGTATAGCTATGGTTGGAAGCTATATGCCAAGCGCAAGACTGGCACAACCATCGAATCATACCGGGAATACGTTGCCAAGTTGGCAGTCGCACTGGCGGGCGGAACTCTGATCTCTGGTAAGCCTACAACGTGGAAAGTTGTCACAGATGGAACTCCGGTCGTGCATATCAGTCAGGCCCGGATCATGAGAGCAATTGAATCCGGCGAGTCGGTCGGATTTTGTAAAGAGTGCGGCCACGGGCAGGATGGATGCGAACCGGATGCGCGTAATTACAAGTGCGAGTCCTGCGGCGCAATGGAAGTGTACGGAGCCGAGGAAATGCTGATTTCCGGCTGCTAGGTGTTTCGTACGATACACTCACGGCGTAACAGTCCATTAACTGGACAGGAGAGGCTACGACAATGACAAACGCAACCGGGAAACCAGCGAATTGATTCAGCGGCACTACGCAAAACTTTAATCGCCCTAGTTTCTAGCACTTGCCGAGTTTTGCACAGGTTAGCACTTGACAAGATTTGAAAGTTTCCGTAATCTCAATTCACTTAGCCCGGCCCGGCGGATACCGGGAAAACAGGAACGGCTCGCAGGTGATTTCCTACTCACTGGCAAGCGGGCGGAAAGTGGGATTATGAACTTTGAAACTATACTCACGGCGGCGAAGAACAGCAAGCCATCGGCAGAACAGCTCGCGGAATGGGCGAAACGACCCGCGTACATGAGCGATTCACCGGAACCTAAAAACGCCTTAACAGGCTGGGGTGGCCACACTTTGGACCCGGAGAACGTCCAGTTTGCCGCCGAATACGCGGAACCCGGTTACACTAACCCCGAATCTGGCATCCTGTTTGCGAATTGGAATCAGTGCTCAAGGCGAGTTCAGGACTTGCTCGAAACCGCCGGGTACTCACTGGAATGGGAGGATGAATGGACTACTTGCGGCGAATGTGGCAGGGCGCTGCAAATCTCGCCGGACAGCTATAGCTGGCTTCCCTCGTATGTACTCGTGGACGAGTGCAGTATCGTCTGTCACGACTGCGCGGACCCTGAAAGTTACCTCGAATCCATCGAAGATAACCCGCGCAAAGCTGTTACCCCGGACATTGACCCGACCGAATACGGCTATGTCCTGCTAGATGACAGCTTCGAGAATGGCTTTTATCCCGGCCAGAACGATGACCCAGCGAAAATTTCAAAGGAATTGCACGCCAAGGGCTATAAGCACCTGCTATTCAAAATCGACGGCAAGGGACAGTTTGATATATCGTTCTCTGTCTATCACAAGCCAGAGGAGGAGGATTCGTCCAGTTAATGGACACCCGGCCAGCTCGGTTAGCTGGCTTACAGTAACGGGTATCAGTCGCGGATAGCGATGGCAAGATACCGGAAGGGGAATTATGACGAAACGAGTCTGCACACAAAAAGAAGCATCCGAGTTGCTTTCCAGCTTGAAGGAAAGCTATCAGGCGGCGAAGTTGACCAGTTTTGAGGCGTTCGCGGAGCGAGTCAACCCGCGCAACCTTGGGTACTCCCCGAAAATGACCGCGCTTGTCGGCGCAATTATCGGATTCGACTACGGCGTACGAGACAGCAAAGGCGGGAAACTGTCTAGCTTGTCCATTACCTCGGACGGCTACGTTATGGCGCGTAGCACGGCAAGTGACGGCGGAGGAGCTTTCCTTGGGTCCGCATCCGACCTGGAGCGCAACCTTGCAGATTACCGCTTCACCCTGGCGGGCGAGAATGACGAGGATGCAGAGGAATTCGACAGGCTGTATAAACAGAACGTCCGCGACTGGCGGAAGTAGTATTAACTGCTGTATCGTACGAAACAAAATTGAAACGGAGGATTTATGAGCGACACGAAAGTTCCGCAAAATGTTTTAGATTCCGTTTATGGCTCGGCGGAATCCGATTGGAAACAGCACTCTAACGGCGGCGGTTGGGTTTACAAAACCGCAAAAGTCGAACTGTCCGTTTATCTCCATCCAACGTCTATCGTGTACGACAATGCGCGGGTGTACGACAATGCGCGGGTGGACGGCAATGCTCAGGTGTACGGCAATGCGCGGGTGGACGGCAATGCTCAGGTGTACGGCAATGCGCGGGTGTACGGCGATGCTTGGGTGTACGACAATGCGCGGGTGTACGGCAATGCGCGGGTGTACGGCGATGCTTGGGTGTACGACAATGCGCGGGTGTACGACAATGCGCGGGTGGAAAGCGATGCTCAGGTGTACGACAATGCGCGGGTGTATGACAATGCTCAGGTGCACGGCAATGCTCAGGTGTACGGCGATGCTTGGGTGTACGGCGATGCTCAGGTGCACGGCAATGCGCGGGTGTACGGCGATGCTTGGGTTCAATCTCCGCTTCAAATTCAAGGTTCCCGCCATTTTGTAACGCTGTGCTCGATGGAACAAATCGCCATCGGATGCCATGTCCACGACTTTGATTATTGGAAAGAACATTTCAAGGCCATTGGACGCGCCGAAGGATACACAGTGGAAGAAGTGAAAGAATACCGCCACCACATCGGAGCTTGCCTTGCCTACGCCAAGTCAGTGAAAGCGAGGAAAACAAAATAGTCGAAACGGGCAACGCATCGCCCGTCTGTCCGGGGTTAGCCGTCCGGCGCTGAATGAGACAGGCTAGGAGAGAATCATGTTCGACTTGGAAACCATCGTAGCAATGAATGCCAAGAAACCCACGGCGCAACCGATTCCGGCCACACCACAAACCGCAACCTACCGGATTCACACTGAAAATGTGAATGGTCCTAGAATTTTGAAGATAGCCTCCGCCCGGTTTGAAGGGTTCACCGTGTTTTACGGAATCGGATACTACAAGGGTGAGCCGGAATTTTCCCTTGTTCTGGAAATCATTACCTCGGACCCTGCAAGCGTCTACTTGCTCGCGGAGGAAATCCGCAAAGCGAACGGGCAAGAGTCTGTCCTAGTCAATCGGATTGAATCCAGCACCGTATCGGTTGAGCGCGGCGGTTTGATCTCGCTGTAGTGGCCCTCAACTAGGGGTAAACGTGCTAGTACAGAGCAGTTTGCCCCTACTAACTAATCAGTCACGGCGCAACAGGAGGATAAGAAAATGGAAACCGGAACCAGAGTAAGAGTCATTTGTGACAATGAAGGCGGCGGCGGGGATGAATGGGCTATCGACGAAGTTGGTACTGTCCGGGAATCAGATGAGGATGGGTACTGCGAAGTTGAACTGGACGAGCACGGAACCGAGACCTTCCAATTCGGAGAATATCAGCTCGAAGAGATCAACGAAAACTAGCAGAGTGGCCTGTCCATTAGTCGGACAGGTTAATGCGCGGCCCCGGTCACAAGCCCGAGGCACCGTATTCCGTGAAACTCACGGCGCAATAGGAGGATGATATGGATCACATGAATTTAGGCGCGGAAATACTGGCGGCATACTTGGAATCTGAAAATGTACACAGTGCGGTCGTGAATCCGTTTTTCCCCGGCCAGACTCATTATTTCAGCCTCAACACGAGGAAAGCAGCACTTGCCGCGTTTGCCCTATACACGATGGGGAACCCGCACGAGAGCCAATGGGAATCAGATTATGGCTCGCTGGTAATGCAAACTATCAAAGGGCACCTGTGCGGAAACTGGCACGCGACGGCTCTTCCCTTAACTGGACAAGCTCATGCGTAAGCTCTGGGACAGCCCGAGCGATTCTCGCCAGCAAATGAAGCGGCAGCAAGCCAGCGGTTACAGGACAGGCGAAGCTCTCCGCGCCCACGTTGTGGCTCACGGCGGGGCAGTTTTAGACTCCTGTCCCGCGTGCCAGGAAATCCAACGGAAGATGACAGAAGCGAAAGGGACGCGATGAAACAGGTAAGCGTTCGACACTGGGGAAGCTGGCATCGTAAAATAGACGCCATCCTTACAGTTGACGATGACGGGTACGGTGTGATCGACGACGTGGCGGTCGAGGCTTTCAGGCGCGGGCAGTGTCACGCGCTGGCTATTGCCCTGCACAAACTTACGGGCTGGACAATCAAGGGACTAGGGCGGCGCGATGAGCAAGACGCGCCGGACTCCCCGGCCCATTGCGTTGTCTATTGCCCGGCACTGCGAACTTACGTTGACATAGGCGGCAAGGTGTCTCGCGGGTATTACAACAAAAACAGGGGGTGGAAAGTCCTAAACCGCAATGTGGCTCCCCGGCAAGTGAGAAAGTTTCGTTTGTATTTGAAACCAAACGTCGAAGCCGCTATTCCGTTTGCTAAGAGTATTCTACGCGACCTGGGAGTAGAGTTTTCCACAGGCAATCGAAAATAACCCTTGACACGATTTTCGAGTCGTGCAAATATCAAAATGTTGAACGGAGGATTTATGATCCGAATCTGTAGCTGGTGCGACAAATACATGGGGCAGAAGGAACCGCTCGACGACCTGTCAGTGACTCTCAGCGTCTGCCCCGAGTGCCTGGAAGACCTGGAGCCGAAGAACAACACGATCAGAGGCTTGCTGGTCGCCTTGCCCCTGAGTCTGGTATTGTGGGGCGTGATCTTCACCTGCACCACTCGCCCGCTCGTGGCCGTGGCCTTGGGCGTGGCGTTTGCTGCCGTTTGCGGGTGGATAGCGGGGAAGTCACGGCGAAGCCCGAAAGGAAAAACATGCTAAACTTACTCAAAGAATTCTTCGGGGGTTGCGCACATCGCCGTATCTCGCGGCCCGTGACTCTGGACGAGGTAACATACTGCGCGTGTCTCGAATGCGGACGGCACTTGCTTGTTGAGAACTGGCGGATTGTAGCCAGAAAGAGCTAACCATGAAACGGGTCGAGAACTTACGGGAGCGGCAGCGGGAAATGGCAGAGCGACACAAACAGGAGAAAACCATCCGGTTGCACACAGACACCCGGATGGTTTATCCAAAATCGAAGCAGTGGCTTCAGAACCACTTTGTAGAGATTATAGAACGACTGATTGATGATCTCGGGCTGGACGTGCCGAGGCGGGAACACTAACAACTCACGGCGTAACGTGTCCGTTAACTGGACAGAAAAGAGGAAGCAATGGAACTATTTGATGCCTTGCGGGACATCGAAAAGCAGTATCCTGGTCTGGATGGCCTGGACTTGAGGAATGCTTTTGACACGGAAGTGGAATATGAAGCAGGGGCGCTAATCGGAAGAAATCCCTACGCTCGCGCCGTGGAAATCACTCACCGGAGAATGTGGGGTTGGTTGGAGCACGCAGAAGAATACCGCGTTGAACTAACCCTCAGCAGTCTTGCTCATTTCGTCGCTACACATCGAACTGCTTGTGTGTGGGCGGTTCTGGCAAGGAAATCTCTCGAACCAGTAAGCGAATAACGCCCCGCTTCGGCGGGTACGCTGCGAACCCAACTTCCGCGAAGTGCAGCGCGGGCAACGTGGAAACACGGCTAAGGGTTAAGGAGAACTAACATGGCAGACGCAGACATTTCCATCACAGGGATGAGAGGCTGCTACGAAATCAAGAGCCTGACCGAAGAAGGCGCGGCCTGGATGTGGTCCAACATACCCGAGGCCAAGAGCGTAGGAGGCGGAGCAGTTGTCGCCTACATAGACAGCGCGATCTACGCGCGAGAGATTTTTGACGATGCCCGCGAGGAAGGACTGGATGTTGGGATATGCCTACTTTGAAAGATTTTCCCGCTGGGCTTGACAACAGTTTTCAAACGTGGTAGAAAAGAGAGTCCATTAACTGGACGGAGGATTTATGACTGATCTCGCGAGCAGAACCACCAGACTTCGGTTTGTAACAGCCTCAGAGGTCCGTGAGGGCGGTAAGCGGCGGCGGGTAGTGTGCGAAGCCCGCCCCGGCTATCTAATCGTCAAGGCATCAGGCCTACATTCGTGCTACACTATTGACTACGCATCCATCTGGTCGATGGCTGTCAAAATGGCGGTCGCCGCAGAGAAGGCGGAGAAATCCGCAAAGAAAGGGACCAAGTGAGACACGTCATTGTAATTGAAACGCCGGATCGCAGCCGAAGCGGCGACGAGATACCCGAAAAACTCCAAGCCGCGCTGATCCGTGCTATCGAAATCGGCGTCACGGAAGCACACGACGTTTGCTTCGTTCAAGCCCGGTTCAACGTTGACTCGGCTATTGCCGCTGTCCGCGAAATGTACAACGTTCCCGAAGTGGGAGGGCTGTAATGTGGAACGACAATATCCCGATGCTCGCCGCCGTTGACGCTGTGCGCGCCGCGAAAGTCTGTACACGGGAAAAGGCGCGGGGTTTGCTTGAAGGACTGCACCGAGCCTTCAACGGCTTAACTGAAACAGAGAAAGTCAGTGTCAGGAAAACAGTCCAGTTAATGGACGGGAAGATATGACCACTATCTTAAAACGAGGCAACGTGTATCACTTCGCCACAACCCGAGGTGGCTCTCGCTTGAGATGCAGCCTCGGAGTGTCCGACGCTGCCGCCGCCAAGCGACTGGCCAACCGCGTGGAGTTCGCCCTGGCCGACGGGCCGAAGTCTGAGGTTTGGGCCGAACTGAAACCCGCGTTACCTTCTGTCTCGTTCCGTACACTCACGGCGCGACTGAAGCTGCCGGGCGAGGTTCCGACCCTGCCTGAGTTCCAGAAGAGCTTTGAGGCTGACCTGACAAGGCGGCTGCGCCTCGGACAGATAGCTGAATCCACTGTCCGGCTCTATGTTCGCACATGCGACGTTTTCTTCGCCTGGCTGCTGAAGGCTGGCGCGTGGAGAATGGACGAAGTTTACGGCGCGGATGTCGCCGATTATCTGGCGGGGAGACGCACACAAATTCTCAAGCGGAACCCGGACAAGGGCGCGAGGGGCCTAGAGACAGAGAGCAAAATCTTGCGGGCAGTGTTCTCGTTCGCGGTCGAGTCCGGGGCTGTCTCCGTTTCACCGATTAAGGAACTCTACAAATCTGAGGTGCCCGCCGACGAGCCTGAGCCTTTCACGACGGACGAACTCCGAAAAATGGACGAATCTGCTGAGGGCGAGACCCGGTTGATCTACCTGCTGTTCCGATGGACAGGATTAAGGGTCTCGGACGTGGCCGCGCTCCCTTGGGGGGCCATTAACTTCGACAAGCGCACCTTGACGTGGCTTACGCAGAAGCGCAAGAAACTCGTGTGTGTACCTTTGTCTACTGAACTCATGGCGGAGCTGGAAGAGTGTAGGGCGCGAGCGTATCACGGGTATGCGGAGGAAAAGATTATCCCCGGCGCGACACGGGCGAGACTGTACACGACGATCAAAGCTCTCGGGGAGAAGGCCGAAATAAAAGATTGCCATCCACATAAGTTTCGTGCTACACTAGCGAGTGTTCTGTTATCTTCAGGAGCATCCTTGTTCGATGTCGCCTCTATACTAGGAGATACCTGCGCCGCCGTCGAAAAATACTACGCGGCTTTCCTACCGAACCAACGGGATAGAATCAGAAACCTGCTGAACGAAAGAGACTAATGAGCTTCGACAAAGACTACCCGAACCGCAAGGATAAACGCGAGCCTCTCCGGCGCAGCAAAGCATTTGATCGCTCGTGCCGAAATCACGGCTCGTGTCCTTGGTGCAGGGAGAACCGAAAGCATTCAACAGAGAAAAGGAAGTTAGCAGCCGAAGAAAACTTAAAGTTGTCCAGTTAATGGACGGAGGGATTGTGAGCAATAGGAGGGTCGCTGATGGCTTATTCTAACCCACGCTCTATCGAGGTCTCGGACAACGCGCCGACTCACAAGCGCGTGTCCAAACTGCTGTGGTGCCGAGACTGCCGCGACGGTCGGCACAAGAGCTGCACCGGAATCCGCCGCGAGCTTAGAAACGGGACACGGCCCTGCGAGTGCCCCGAGTGCAAGGAGAAGAAATGAAAGCAGATGAAATTAGAAAGCTAAGGATTTGCCGAGCCGGTGCCTTAGACGCCCCCACGCCAGAATCCCTACTGGAATTCCAGTGTGCGATGCTTCAGGAGATCGCCGCCCAACTCGCCGAAATGAACACAGGCATCGGCTCCCGCCTGTCTGCGGCCTTATCACCTTATGGTTTTTCTAGACAACCTAGTCCGAGGCCGCGAGGATGACCCCCGCTAGTGTTGGTGATACTACCTATCACCCAGCTAAAGGAGCAAACATGAACCAGTTAGCGATAAAGGCAGCAGAGGAAATCGAGCGTACTTTATTCATGGCCGAATCAGAGTATCACCACAAGATCATGAAATCAGAGTCTTATTTTAGGGAGGATACTGCCGAGATCATCGACCGGGTATGCTGTGGGTCGCAGAAGGAAGCGGTGCAGGAGTTGGTGAAGGCGTGCAAGGACTTCGAGGAAGTAGTCAATCGTAATTGGGAATGCACCGAATGGGATAACCTGCGAGCAGCCCTAGCCCGTGTCACAGAAGGGGAGAAGAAATGAGCAACTTTCCCACAACGTGGACGCCGACTCCCTATAAATTCAAGGAGCCAAAGAAGAAGAAGAGAAGCGGGGGTGGCAGACTTTTAGTTTGCGCTTTCGTCGGATTGGTGGTAGGCTTGTTGTTGAGCGTTGTTACTGACTCGCCCATCTGGATACCTGCGGGGATCATCGCTACGTTTGTTCTATGGGCGGTAGGAGAGAAGGACGAGGGATGAACAAATATTCAATTGAAGTGATACGCAGAGTGTTTGATGATAGCGAAGGTGTCTGTATCGAGGTCGGGAGCTGCCAAGATGGGATTCCCGGGGTTGTCTCCATTTACACCACCGGAGAGAAGAACAAAGAGTGGTACGGGTCGCTGTATCTTGCGGTAGCCCCCGACCAGGCTCGGCTTCTTGCGGCGGCAATCCTCGCGCGCGCGGACGAAGCAGAAAAAGAAACGAAGTGAGTGAAAAAATCCTACTCTTGGCGATTCTGTGGGTATTTTTAGTGGCACCTGTTCTTGTTTTCAACAGGAGTAAATCCAGTTAGGACGGTGGGTATGGCGATGACAAAGAAAGAAACAGCGGTAGTCGAGAACCTGAAACGAGAGCTTCGATTGAAGGGGGCTCTTCGGGCAACAACCAACGTAGAGCCCGACGTTCCAATCCCCGAACCCTCTTACGGGTCGGCAGGAAAACTGTCTAAAGGATTCATGTTTGTAGGAGACAGAAGTGACTGGCCGAGGGTGGAACCCGCCTGCTCTTCTTCCGTGTGCCACAACTTCGGGCGGGGACGACCGCACCAACGCGCAGGAGCCCGCACGTCTGTACTCTACCCGACTACGCGCGCTACGAGCGATGCGGTACGCCGTGGAACAAGATTGCTGCCGTCGTCTTGCTGCCGTGTATGTGATGATCGAAAAAGAGTTGGGGAAGTAGTGGGCGAGAGAATCTTAATTGCAGCGGTGCTGTGGGTGTTCGTAGTAGCCCCGGTGCTTGTGTACAACAGGAGTAAATCCAGTTAATAGACAAAGGAGAACTTGTGGGCTTAATAGGAATGGATTTTATAATAAAGCCGGACGCGGCAAGGGGGACTCGAAAGACTGCCGACCTTCCCGGATGCTGTGGCCACCCCGACCACGAGGTCCCAAACTATACGTGCTTTGAAAACGGAGTGTATGAGCACGTCTGCCCCGGATGCGGATTTGTAACAGTTTTCACCGTTTGCAATCCAACTCTATGAGTGACAACCATTTCCATCTCGATTGGGAAACCCGCGCGGTCCCTCCTCTTGATGAGGTGGGACTCGACGTATATCTGACCCACCCCTCAGCTCAGATCATCATGGGACAGTACGCCCGGGGGGATAGGGCTATCAAAATATGGGAACCCCACCTAAACTCTCAAATCCCCGCTGAGCTGGAAGATGCGCTGCTCGACCCGTTCACCATCATTCACTCTTGGGGAGCCAACTTCGAGCGACAGACAACAAAACAACTTCTGGGTATAGACAAACCTGTGTCCGAGTGGTTTTGCACCATGTCCCACGCCAGATACACCGGACTTCCCGGGACTCTACACGGGGCCGGAGAAGTTCTCGGGCTGGGAAACAAGGCTAAGCTGCGTCTGGGGGGAGGAAAAACTGGGACCGGCGCGCAAATGATACGATTATTTTGCGAAGCTACGGGATTGGGTGGTGAAGAAACTTTGTTCGGTCTCTCCGAGCCTACTTTCAATACCCCCTACACCCACCCCAAAGAATGGGCACAGTTCCGTGAATATGGCAAGATGGACGTTGAGGCGGAGAGAGCGGCGGGGAAGAAGCTGGCGCAATTCCCTATGTCTGAAGAGGAACTGGAAACTTGGAGGCTCGATAGCAAGATCAATGAGATCGGCTGGCCGACGGACTCTCTCCTGATTAAAAACGCCAAATTAATAGCCTTACGCGCGCGCGAACCCCTGCTGGCCCGGCTAAAAGAACTCGCTCAATTGGATAATCCTGAATCACGCAATCAGCTTCTAGGGTGGGTACGGGAGTATGGCGGGTATTTGTTCGACTCTTTGGGCAAAGACTTCATCGCGCGCGCTTTGAATGGAGATTGCGACTTAACCCCCGTAGGACGAGAAGTCCTCGAACTTCGATTGCAAACCGCCAAATCCTCCATCTCCAAGTACACGGCACTAGCCGACATGACAGGGGCGGATGGACGCCTCCGATACCAGTATACCTACTACGGGGCGCATACGGGGCGCTGGGCCGCACATGGCGTCAACGTGGGCAATCTCTTGAGGCCAACTAAAGCGGTTGAAAAGAAGCTCGACCGGGCCATCGAACTTGTCCACGAAATGGACTACGAGGGGATTGTCCGCGAATTTGGGAAGCCTTTAGACGTAGCTGCCGGGGTCCAACGGTCGGCTTTCCGATCCCCAGACGGATACAAATTCGTCGTGGCCGATCTCAACGCAATAGAAAACAGAGTCCTAGGGCTTCTGGCTCGATGTGAATCCATCAACCAAGTCTTCAAACAAAAATTCGTTTACCACGGGCCAGACTATCCGGAGAAGGAAATTCTCGACGGGATGGAATTTGATCTGGACCCGTACATTCAATTCGCAACTCGGATGTACAACATGAGCTACCACGATCTCTGGGTAGAGTGGAAGATTAAGGGAGACTCCAGCAAAAGAACGTTCTGTAAGCCTCCGGTACTTGGCGGAGGTTACGCATTGGGTCCGGGGGAAGAGAGAACGGACGTAGTGACCGGCCTGAAATACTGGACAGGTCTCCAAGGGTACGGACGAAATATGGGAATCGAACTTCCAGCGGACGTGGCCGTGAAGTCAATTGCCGTTCTCAGAGAGGAGTGGAAAGAAGTACCTTGGCTTTGGAAGGACATGGAGCGCGCAGCGGCCTTCGCTATCCGGCATCCCGGGCACTTAACAGGAGTTGGGGTTCCGGAACTAAAATGGGAATTCGACTTGTTCGATAGACTGGGGCGTAAAGTTCAGGAGCCTATTCTTAACTTCCAATGTCTCAGCGACAAAGTTTTGTCCATGATCTTGCCCTCGGGACGCCCTTTGTTTTACTGGTCCCCCCGAGTTGAGACTCAGCACAAAACATGGACAGGGGTACGGGACGGAAGAACAATTACCCGGGAATATGACCAAGATGTTATTTTCTACCACGCCAAAGACCCGAAAACCAAGCAATGGGTCGAGACTGATACGTTTGGTGGCCATCTAGTCGAGAACGGGGACCAAGGAGAGGCGCGGGATATTTTGGTTGACGGGATGAAAGAGGCCGACAAGATGGGGTTTCAGGTGGTCGGTCACACCTACGACGAGCTGGTCACTTTAGTTCCAATAACTTCCGGACTCGGAGTTAAAGAATTGTGCGGCTGTATGTCAAAACCTCACGCCCGGTACAAGGGACAGATGCCTCTGGCCGCCGAAGGGTTTGAGTCAAAAGTCTATAGAAAGTGATTGACACGTCCCTGAATTGTGATATACTTCGGGGAGAATGGAGGAACAATGAAGATCGTCATCAATAAATGCTTCGGGGGGTTCGGATTATCACCAAAAGCCCTCAAACAATACATGGCTTTGAAGGGTCGTAAGTGCTACTTCTTTAAGCACACCTACCCGGGGAATACAGACACGCCCATGAGTCTGGAAGAAGCAACCAAGACGGGCCTGTTCCTTGCCGCCTACGATATCCCTAACCCCGGATGCCTGCGCAAGAAGGACCGCGACAGGCACTACATCTACGTCTCCGGAAGTGACGATGTGCGAACCGATCCCGACTTGATTGCAGTCGTGGAAAAACTGAAGGACGACGCCAACGGACCGTGTGCTAAGCTCCGAGTCGTCGAAATTCCAGACGGCGTCGAGTGGGAGATCGAGGAATACGACGGGATGGAATCCATCCACGAAGTCCACCAAAGCTGGTCGTAGACAAGGGGAAAAAATGACTGACTATATTTTGGTTTCAACGATGGCGCTCGCGTTTCTGGCGGTAATTTGGAGTCGCGACGAAGCACTCAATCTCGTCGTCAAGCTGCTTCTTCTGGTCCTGGCGGCGTGGGGTGCCTTTGAGTATGGGGTATCCGCCGGGTACCTTCCGAGAGTACACTAACCGTCCATTAACTGGACAAGAGGGGAATATGAGCGATTCTTACACCGACGAGCACTTGGTACGACGCGGTTCGAGTTGTGACATTATCGAACGCTGTGCGGCGTTCATCCGCCAGATGGGGGATTTCGAAGGAGTTCTGGACTACGCCGATGACGAAGAGACTGGCGAGTTCCAAGAAATGCTTCGAGCCCTCGAAAAAGAAGCTATCCGAATCATCGCAGAAGAAAGCCACCCAGTTTAGACGAGGAGGAATAATGGCAGATATAAAGCAAGCTGCAAAGTGGATGCTGGAAGGCAAGAAGGTACGCCGAGGATTCTGGACGCAAGGTGAGTTTATCCGGCGCAGCACGGCTGGGTTCTTCCGCGACAGCGACGGTCACGAAGTCGTCTGGCTGCTGGTTTCAGACCTTCTGGCCGAGGACTGGGAAGAGTTCGTGTGGATCAATTAGCCCCCAACGGGATGAGTCTCGCCGTTAATAGTGACTCCACAAGGAAGCTATCTCGCAAGTGTCCAATGTGCGAACGAGATTTGTTCTACAAATCGACGCACGGGTTTGACGCAGCAGTAAGAAATAATTCTTTGTGTAACCGTTGTTGCCAGAAAAAGAACAAGGAGACCAGATTTTTAGTTGAGATCGGGAACAAATGATGCATAAAATGCAACAAAATCAAATCTCTGTTAGATTTTTATGCTAACTCCAAAGAATACGACGGAAGGCAACGATATTGTAAGGAATGCCAAAATTCCTCCCGAAGGGAATGGAGTAAACAACATCCCGGTAGAGACGCGGAATCCACGAAAAGACACATAAACAAAGACCCCGACTCCCACCGAGAATATACCATTCTCTGGAAAAGAAAGTGGTGGGAAGAAAACAAAGATAATGTAGGACGAAGATACAAGATACGTTCTCTATGTGACGCCACCATAGAACAAGAAGATTGGCTCGTGGCTTGGGAAGAAGGAGATTGCCCCATCTGCGGGATTCACATGACTAAGAGGGGCTGCGGTGATGGAGAAGCCTGCGTAGATCACGATCACGCGACACGAAAATTTAGAGGATTGATTTGTAGCGCGTGTAATAAAATACTCGGCATTGCAAAAGACAGCGAAGAAACCCTCTTAAACGCATCCGCATACCTGAAAAGGAGCAGAAATGAGTAATTTAGCAGAGTTAATGGCCCCGACTCGCCTCGAAGAAGTCTTTGGACAGGACGGCGCGAAGCGGGCTATAGCCTCTTGGGTAGCGAAAGACGACTTCCCCCGCTGCCAGCTTTACACAGGGCCGGTCGGAACGGGCAAGAGCACACTGGCCGGGATCGTCGCGCGCCTCGCTCAGGGTAAAGACGGTTGGGAAGACACCGACATCCGGGAGATCAACGCTGGGACCGTGGGCAAGGTTGACGACATGCGCGAGCTGGTAAAGGACTCCCTCAGCCGTCCATTTATTGGACGATACCGCGTGTTCATTTTGGAAGAGGCACAGAGAGCTACGGACGCTGCACAGGATGCAATCCTAGTACCTATGGAGCGCAACCAGAGTACCATGTGGATTCTGACAAGCTCCGAGCCCGAGAAACTACTGCCCGCGATCAAGTCTCGGTGCGCGGCGGCAACGTTTGAGATGAAGCCACTGAACCAGCAGAAGATGATTGAACTGTGCGAAAGGGCTTTAGTTGCGGTCAACCCGGCAGGGACTTGGAACTCTGACGAAGCCGCCGAGTTCCTGTACAAGAAGGAAGTAACGTCTCCCCGCGAAGTCCTTGGCTGTCTGGACCAGTGGTTCTCCGGCGTCCCACTTGCGGAAGTAGTTCACAATTCAATCCACGAGCCCCTGTACGCGGACGTGGCGCGCGCCGTGCTTCGAGGAGACTGGACGAAGGCCACAGGATTTCTCGGCAAGATCAAGACGGGAGACAGCCGGGCTATGACTTCGGTCGTGGCCGCTTTCTTAGGCTCAGCCCTTCTCCAAGAAAACATAGGGCCGAGAGCCGACGCTTTGGCCACCTGCTTAGTCGGGCTGTCCAACAATCAATTCGTAGACGGTATTGCCTACGCCGCAACTAAAGCCTATTTGTACAAGACATGCAGAGCAATCTCAGGAGCTAACCGATGAAATTCGTATCACTGAAATCAACCGGAATTGAGGTTTTCGTCAACCCCGCAAACGTGTATATAGTGAGCCCCTCACCGAAAGGAGTTATCGGGGTCACCGCTCTAGTGTCCACGATGGGCACGCTCTTCGAGGTAGATGGAGCGCCGTCTGAGATTCGAGAGAAACTCGAAGGCAAAGATCAATCTATTTTCTAGCTTGACACGCCGAGGCCGACGTGATACATTTAATTGTCTAATAAGGAGGAAACATGAAGCAAATCGTCACCGTCACTGAAGTTGAAGGAGAGGGCCTCGAAGCTCTCTTGGGGCAGAATGTACTTCTCTTCTGTCTGAACTACATCTATACCGGAAAGATGGTCGGGGTTAATGATGTCTTCGTTAAGCTCCAAGACGCAAAAATCGTCTATGAGACCGGAGCGTTTTCCGATAAGAACTATAAGGACGCCCAGAACCTACCCGCCAATGAATGGTATGTTCAAACCTCCGCTATCGAGTCCTACGGCCTCGGAAAGTAGGCTTTATGCGACGATCAGCTAAGCAAAAATATCGGTCGGGGTCGCGGTCGGGGTCGGGGTCGCGGTCGCGGTTGTGGTCGCGGTCGGGGTCGGGGTCGGGGTCGTGGTCGCGGTCGCGGTCGGGGTCGGGGTCGGGGTCGTGGTCGCGGTCGTGGTCGCTGTGAATGAGTTGTCCATTAACTGGACGGAGGAAACATGAAAGTTCCATTCAACGTCAACGATTATGTCTGGGTCAAACTGACTCCAGCCGGTCTGGAAATCCTAAGACAAGAGACCAACCAACTGCGTCGGTCCTTCCCCCGGCTCCTTGAGTTTACCCCTCCTTCTGTGGACGAAAACGGATATACCCAGTATCAATTATGGGCGTTGATGAAGGACTTCGGGGAATACATGCTCTGGGGTGGCACAAGGCCGTTTGAGACCAACATGTTTTTTGAAACGAAGGAGAAATAATGGAATTCACAGAACAAGAATTGAAATCAATCCGAGCTGAATTTTGCCGGGGGTTCACGGACGACCAGTTTGGTGTCTTCTTAACCTTCTGCCGCGTCCGGAATCTGCTACCCGGAAAACACGTGGTGGCCCAAATTCGTAAATCCAACGAATGGGACTCTGACGCGGGAGCAAAGATCAAGACTGAGAAGGTCATCTTCATCACCACCATTGACGCGGCTCGCCTCATCGCCCAACGGACAGGAGAATATAAGGGTCAAGCGCCCGAACAGTACATCTACCTGGACAGTGAGGGAATGCCTACGCTGATCTCGGAAATCCCCCTCCCCGATCCCGGAAATCGCCAGTTACCGCGCGAGCCTTGGGCCGTCCGCACATCCCTTTATCGGAAAGGGTTTGACCACCCAATCACTAGCGTAGCCCGTTTCGATGCCTATGCGGTAACACGACGCTCGGGGGAGGGTCTTGTGCTCACTGAAATGTGGCAGCGTAGAGGCCCCGAAATGCTCGCAAAATGCTGCGAGATGCTGAGCCTCCGCAAAGGATTTCCAGAAGAGTTATCAAATCTTTACCTGCTGGACGAGATGAAGACGGAGCCCGAGGATGACAAGCCCCACGCCGAACCCACCTCAGTGATAAATGTTCCCGCTCCGCCCGTGGTTCCGGCTGTGAATCAAACGCCTGCCACGCCGACAAATACGCCGAGACCGAGTGACGAGCCAACAGTGACGGTGACCTTAGCTACGACAGCTCCACCGACCCTGGATATGGTTCGACGAGTTGAGGCTGAAGTTCCCGCCGTAACCCCCGAACCCGTCGAAAAGAAAGAAGAGAAACCCGCTCGCAAGCCGCGCGCGAAGAAAGAGAGTCCAGTTAATGGACCGGAGGCGATCACCAACGAAGATGTCGAGGCCGCGATGATACCCATTCCGGCAGCAGACTTGGAACGTGAAGCAGAAATCAGAAAGAACGCCGCCGCCGCCGTGGAAGAAGCCACCAGCTTCACCGTGGAAGAAGCTGTCGCCCAAGGCTTGCCCGCCCCAGAAGACCCGATCCCCTCGAAAGAGGAGATGAAAGAAATTACACAGTGGATTCGGAAAATAGCCGCCACCGGAATCGGCAATCAGGAATTGAAAGAATACTTCCTGCGCTCCGCCGGAAAGACGGACCCCAAGTTCATAACCAAAAAGGAGTGGGCCAAAGCGTTTGAAGAATTCCACAAAGCAGAACTCGAAGGCCGGGGCAAAGAATTCGTGAAAGGGATTGACCCCAGCCCAAAACCATGATAGAGTTACTTCAACACGTCCATTAACTGGACAGGAGGATTTATGGCACAGTACCACGTAAGAGACACGTTCGGGTACGTTACCGTAGTCGAGGCCGATAAATACGTTTCGAACAGCGCAGCGGGAAGCTTCGATTTCCTTGCGAAGACTGGGGAGAAAATTGCCTCCTTCCTCTGCAATAGTACCGTTTCAATTGTTGAGACGGACACCACCTTTCAGGATATCTTCCTGGTTGACGCGCCGGAAACAGACGACCTCGACTCCGAGGAAACCGACGATGTTTGCTTCGACTGCCGGGTCGGGGAGCTTCTCGATTCTGAAGTGTTTTTCGACGCGGTAGTGGGGGTCATCGACACCTACTGCTGCCCTGACGAAGACACGCCCTCGGAGCAACCCGAAGAAGCCAAAATACCCTCACTGACGGTGCTCAAAGCCACCGACAAGGAAGGGAATGTCTTCTACGGCTTTATCGCGGAAAACGGAAAGTTCGTTGATTTCTCCGGGAAAGATTATGCGGAAGACGGGTTGGCCTCCTATAGAAAAGACGGCGTGCGGGGTTGGAACTACCGAAACCCCAGCGACTTTGTCTTCGAGGAGGTAGACAATGGCTAAGGGATACACGCTCGTAGTCGTGGAAGGGGGTCTCGCAAGGGACCCCGAGCTTAAAGCCACCCCCAACGGAACTCAAATTGCTACCTTCGGCCTTGGCTACGAGAGAGGGTACGGAGAGAAGGCCCGGACCTGCTGGATTGACTGTGTTTGCTTCAAGGAGCAAGCTGAATTTGCTTCCAAGTACCTTAAAAAAGGCAAATCCGTCCGCGTGATTGGAGAGTTGGACATCAGATCGTGGGATGACAAGGAAACTGGAAAGAAACGATACAAGACGGAAGTAGTAGTTGACAAAATCCAGTTTGTGGACAGCGGCTCTGGCGGCACAAAATCCGGGGCAGCGCCTGCCCGGCAAGCAGCAGCCCCGCCTACGCGGCAACAGGCCGCGCCCCAAACAAGGGCAGAGACTGATCCGTTCGCAGACGACGATTCGATCCCTTTCTAAAGGAGAGAAGATGAGAAAAGAGGAGCCCAAATTTCAAGCAGGAGAGGTAGTAAGAATTATCACAGAATGGTACAGTAGGAAAAAGGATCACGGAAACGAAAGGTATCAGCGTATCACGCAAGTTTTTCCGTGGACCTTCCGCGTCCAGAGCAAATCCGCCCCGCAGATGGAGACATTTTTCACGAAGGGATTTGGCTACCGATTATTAAATGGGGACGAGTGCCACGAAAAGTTCTTGGCGAAGCTGACAAGTCGAGAACTTGGTGCCAGCAAAGCCTCTAAGGAGAAACGATGACAAGCTATTTCTACGTCAGTAAAATTGGAGGAGGGAAGCCGTCGTTCAAGCACCTCTCCTTCGACGAGGCCGTACGAGAAGCCGAACGCCTGATTGACACGGTGGGTGGAGAGTACGAGATTCTCGAAGCTCGGGCGGTGGTCAAGCCTGCGCCTAAGTACATCGTGCAAGATTTTCAGCAATCTGCGGAGTTTTCCGCCGTCCTTGGCTATCCGCCCGCACCCCATTACCGGAACACCGAAGAAGACTGCCCGTTCTAGGAGAACCCCGTGCCCCGCAAGAAACCAGAACCGAAGAAGATTGAACTCAACGAGGAGCAGCGGGCCGTAGTATCCTCGCGCGAAGGGTACTACGCCGTCCTTGCGGGCCCTGGCGCAGGAAAAACTAGCGTTTTAGTTGAGAGGCTGGTCAAGCTGGTCGAAGAAGGGGTGCCTTTTTCTGACATGGTGTCCCTCAGTTTCACTTCAACCGCCGCGAAGAACTTGAAAAGTAGGGTCGAGGACAGGGTCGGAAAACTGTCCACTACTCGGACGGCGGGTTGCATAACTTTCCATTCGATGGCTTTGAGTTTCGCGGTGGAGGAACACGAAGCCTTTCCATTTAAGCTCGCTGATTTCCCTTTAGCGACAGAACCTGTGGCAGCAAAGCTCTCTTTCGAGGCCGCGCGGAAGTATGAAATCGACCCCCGAAGTCTCCGGTCGGCTATCAGTCTATTCAAGAGGAGAAGGATTTCGGCTAAGCAAGCAGTTCGAGACGCGGAGAACTCTCTAAAAGCTGCTGACCTGAAAACGGCTCTGGCCTACCAAGGGTACGATAAGAAATGCGCGGATCAGGGTCTGCTGGACTTCGACTCGCTGATTTATCAGATGGTCGAAATTCTCGACAAGAAACCAGAGGTCCGCGCGCGCTGGGTTCGAGATTACCAGCAATTAGACGAGTCCCAAGATATGTCCAAGATTGAATGGGACTTGGCCAAGTTGATCTCGGGCAAAAGTGTCCTTGCCGTAGGAGACGTTTCACAGGGGATTTATGGCTTCCGGGGAAGTGACCCAAGACTGTTCAGAGATATGTCCGAAGTCTTCCCCGGGACAAAAACGCTATACCTGAGCTGCAACTTTCGGAGTTCGCCGGAGATCGTAGACTTCATTCGACCGATCTCCTCGACTCAGGATTTGGCTGAAAAATTTCACACACCAAACGAGCACGGCCCCGTCCCGGTGGTAAAAGGATTTTCTAGCCCGCAGGCGGAGGCTGAGTGGATAATAAAACGTATTAAAGGAGAATCAAATGCACCTAGTCCGTTGGTTTAGGCAGTGGAGAGCGTGGGTAGCGGAGCAAGAAAAACTTCGCAATCTCGAACTTCAAAAAGAAATTGTGGCGTGTTTTGACGAGAGAATCGACAAGATGATTGCCGCCAGGGATATAATCGAGCATGTCCGGTGGTCTGACCGCCACATATCTTGGTAAGGAGAATTCAATGAACGATCAGAAACTTATAAAGAGCTACGTGTGGTTTGGGGACGAGTGCTTCTATGTTTCCACCATCAACCGAGATTCCTCCGCGATGACGGGTCCCCGGCGCTTCGCGGAAACCATTGTCTGGAAGTGGGCTAAAAACGAACGAGAGGAGATGGTGTACATGGACGAGGGGGCGGAGGATTCAATTCGTACCCACCTCGACCTGTGCCTCCGTATCCACCTGACGGGAAGAGCAGAGGAGTCCGATTAATGGACATTCGAAATGAGTCATACATCAACGTGGTTGATATTTATACGAAGGATGGTGTCCACCTGAGTTCGCGCGCTACAACCCATGGCGGAGAAATTGTCTGGGAAGAGGGCCGACAGCCCAGCAAGGACGTAATAATGATTGATCCGGGCAGCTTCGAGTATTCTTGGAAATACTGGCACGTACCTAAGTGGCCAGACTGTTGGGACAAGGAGTCCAGTTAATGGATGAATTCTGCGAAAAGTGCGGGAAAAACCTGACTGAGATGGGGGCCTACAGAGACTTCGTACATCGTATCCCTGGCACAGATAGCTGGTGCATTACTCTGGAGGAATTGTTCGGCGCGGAAGCCGTGAAAGAAATTAGAGCGGTCCTGGAAGTTTACGTAACCGATTTGTCCGACCGACTCACGGAAACCTTGAATAAAATAAAGGAGTCCAGTTAATGGACGTTCAAATTGGTCAGTGGGCAGACTACTTCAACTACGACCCCGACGGGTTATGCGGCCCACCAACACCACGGGACCCCAAACTTGAGGACTACCTGTTCGGACCTATCGCTAAACTTGTGCGCGAAATGAAGGAGAAGAAAGATGAGTAGCGGAGATTTCTGTCACTACTGCCGCAAGGCGGTGTGCGAGTGCGGGGCACCATCCCTCAACGAAGTGTCAAAGGGAAGAGGACGGGTAACTCCGCTCTTCGGTTGTCGCCCAGACGTATACGACCGGCTAGATAGTGATCCGCACTTCCGCGCGTTAGTAAACCAGCTAGAATACTTTCTCTCTGGAGGGTGGTCAACGCCTTCCGAACTCCGGGAGGCTTTGATTGTGGCGGCTACTCGATTCGAATATCGAACCATTCGCCCCCTACTCGTTGACCCGAGTGAGTGGTGCTTGGAGGAGTCGGTCCTCAAGGCTCTTGGGAAAAAGGAGTCCAGTTAATGGACAGCATGGTTGTACACTGCAAGCGAAAACCGTTTGATGTCTACATAGGCCGCCCGTCTAAATGGGGTAATCCTTTTTCCATCGGAAAAGACGGTTCCCGAGAAGAAGTAATCTCTAAATATGAAGAATGGATCAAGACACAGGATGATCTGATGAGTGACATCGAAGAACTTCGTTGGAAGATTCTAGGGTGCTGGTGTTCCCCGAAACCCTGTCATGGCGATGTTCTCGCAAGAATAGCAAATGGAATGAGGTTTGAATAATGGACAGCACAGCAGTGTTGTGTAGGACCAATTTGGGATTAAGAATTTTCGAGTCCCTGATGACGGATCAAGGAGTGAAATACCATTTGGTGGGAAAAGCCGGGTATTGGGCGCAACCAGAAGTAAAAAGTGTACTCGCGTATTTAAGTTGCGCTTGGTATCCATCGGACGCGGCTATCGGAGGGGCTCTTCGGAGCCCCTTTTGGCCCAGTAAATTTCTGCCCAAAACGAAACTCGCCGCCCGGCTCAAGGAATTAAAGGACGACACTAACGGATACTGGCACTTCCTGACGAGGGAGCCCTACTCGCTGGTCGAGAATAAGAACCTGTCCGCGCTTCAAGAGTTCACGCGCTACGTGGGCAGCCTGAGCCGGTACCGCGATCTAAAAGCGGGCGAGGCTGTCAAGCAGGTCCTTATGTCTCTGCGTGCATACGACTACCTCGCGGAAGAGGAAGCCTGCGCTGACAATGATCCCGTAGCAAACATCAAAGCTCTGGAGGACACAGCCAAACGATTCTCTACGCTAAAAGAGTTTCTCGACTACTGCCGGAAGGTCACTGCTGCGTCTAAGTCCAAGACTGGCATTGCACTCGCTACGGTGCATTCTTATAAGGGAATGGAAGCAGATGTTGTTTATTTTGTGCAAGTTAGCGACGGAATCATTCCCCACTCAAAATCAACTGATCTGGATGGCGAACGCAATGTGTGGTTTACCGGATGCAGCCGCCCCCGTCGTGAGTTGGTAATCACGTATTCCGGTCGGCCAAGTATTTTTCTTGACGGTTATTTGAAACCCGTGGTACAATCTGAAGACAAGGAGAGGGTATGAGCGGCAAGTGGTGGATCACGTCATACGCCATCCGCAGCTCTACATTCTCCGGCAAGCGCCGCTCAGTTCCGTCCCAGGCATCGCGCTGGGCCTGCACCACGGCTTCCGGGCGGGCCAAGGGGTTATAGGTGTCTGTCATTTTGTCCCTTTCGTGTGACTACGGGATGGATATTAGTTGAGCAATTCTCGCTTGTCAAGCAGAAAGTGCTTGACAAATCATTTTCTCTTCAGATATAACATAACCATGAATACTAAACCACAATCCGAACGGCGCGTCGAGGTTGCGCGAGCCTTCCTCACGTCAGAGCAATATCGTAAACTCCAGAAGCTCGCTAAGGACACCAGTCGCAGCGTATCTGGCCTCATGACCGCACTGGCCGAAGAGGCTATCAGGAAGGTGAAGGCATGACCATCCTCAACCTCTTTGGCCTGTACACGGCTGCTCATATTGATTGGTGTGTTGGCATAGAGCACCAGTTAGTTAAGCAGCGGGATATTCGCA